GAAGAAGCGGCTTTTACCGCCATCAAATATGATGCTGATATTTTAGAGGCAGTGGGCGATCCCCATGCACATAAAATCGATCTTTACCATAACAAACTTATTAGACATAGTGTGGTAAGTGGCTACGAGGAAGTATATGATATGCCATGTAAAAAGACCGATGCATGGGATAGATGTTTAGAATTGAAAGAGAAAGGGTTATATAGAAACAACGACATATTATGAAATTTTGGTTTCCAATAAATTTTGAACTAGTTCGGGGTATACCGATCAATTCACATCCTGGCGCATTTGGTTGTGCTCGAAAACACAACTTCCATGAAGGTATTGATCTTTATGGAAAACCTGGAGATGTGGTAACTGCAATACGACCAGGTAAGGTGATATCTAATAGCACCTTCACTGGACCTTCCGAAGGTCATCCGTGGTGGTTAGAGACACATGCACTATTAATTCAGGATGAGGATGGATATTATGTCTATGGCGAATTGAACTCCGAGCTTAAAGCTGGAGATAATGTGACTGTTGGACAGAATATAGGTCAACTGACTCCTGTCTTACCTGATTACAAATTCAGGCCCGACATTCCAGGGCATTCGGTGACTATGCTTCACTTAGAGAGATGGAGTAACCAATATGACCCCGCAACTGGTTGGACTGCATGGAAAACACGAGAAAGTCGTCCGAAATATCTGGAAGACCCAACAGTAACTCTAATAAACATCTTGACAGAACGCAGAAGAGAGGTTAAACTGTTAACACTATGAAAGTTTTAATTACAAGCGGAGGAACGAAAGTTCCCATCGATGATGTGCGATTTATCGGAAACATGAGTTCTGGTAAATTTGGAGCATCATTAGCTGATGAATTCGACCAGAGAAATATAGATGTCATACTATGGAAAGCTAAGGAAAGCGTCACCCCAAACGGATTATATACAGCATGTTGTAACGGGAGGATAGATTCCGCGATATTAGACTATAAAAATTATGATGAATATCTACAAGTGATCGAGCTTGCAAAGGTTCAAAAACCTGATATAATATTGAGTGCTGCGGCAGTTTCAGACTATACCGTCGAAAAGACCGAAGGGAAGATTTCTAGCGGTAGTGATGACCTCATCATCACGTTGAGAAAAGCTATCAAAGTTTTACCTAAATTGCGGGAAGCTTGCCCAAATGCAATGATCGTGGGTTTCAAATTATTGGTTAGCCCTACATACGATGACGTATATTATGCTGTTCAGAAAGTTCTCAATAGTGGTGCAGATTATGTCGTCTATAATGATCTAACGGAAATACGAAAAGGGAACACTAAAAGATTAGTATTTAAAAAAGATATGTCTTTCCGTGTAACCACCGACGAAAAACAACTAACACAGTATATACTAGATGAATATTCTTCACGGCTTGACGGGTAGTGTTGCTACCACTCTTTTCCCTAAGATAAGACAAAAATATATCTTAGATGATCAAAAAAGGTTCAAGGCAAGATTCGTCTTTACCACATCAGCCCAAAACTTCGTCTCTTTCGACGATTTCTGGTTTGGTGACGATGAGTTGAACGATGATGCGAGTGAATGGGAAGACTATCGGTATCATAGTAAAGTCCAGCATATCGATCTTGTAAAGTGGGCAGATGCTTTCGTTATTGCTCCTTGTTCGGCGAACACTTTAGCGAAAATAGCTAATGGTATTTGCGACAATCTGCTGACTTGTGTATGCCGTGCATGGGATTTTAATAAACAATTGATAATCGCCCCAAGTATGAATACCCTTATGTGGGAACATCCGGCCACGAAAGACCACATCGCGAAAATCACCGAATGGGGAATAGATGTTATCCCACCAATCGAAAAGACTCTTTTCTGTGGTGACACTGGAATCGGAGCATTGGCCAATATAGATGATATAATAAAATATATTCGAGAAAAAGATTCCGTTTGACAAATCGCGTTTTCGGTATTACATTAAAGTGCAATGAAGAAACAAGAAATATTAAAGCTCAATAAGAATTTTTACCCTTTGGATGTAGCCGATTGGAAATCGGTCATGGTTGACATTGTGACTGGTGCAGCACATCCGGTAGATGTGTATTATGAGGAAAACGAAGATGGTTCGGTGAACATGCAAAAGATCGATAGCTTTCAAGTGGTTCGAACTTTCGACGAATGGAAAGACTTACCTATTCGTGACTATGATGATTCTGTATCGACTCCAAAAACAAAGTATCGTCTTCCTCCAATTGCAGTCTGTGCAAAATTCGATAGAATTATCAATTCTAAAGTCCTGTTCCCAACAAAGAGTAACATCTGGAAAAGAGATGGATTTATTTGCCAATATACGGGCGAATTGTTGACCAGAGAAAATGCGAGTATCGACCATATTATCCCATCCTCTAGGGGTGGCGAAAACACTTGGGAGAACCTTGTTACCTGCGATAGAGCATTAAACACTTGGAAGGGTAATAGAACCCCTAAAGAATGTGGATTGAAGCTTATCCGTAAGCCTGTCAAACCGAACAATGGTCTTGTTTTTGATTTCTTAAGAACCGAATGGGAAATATTCCTTGGCGGTGGAAGTTATAACGATTCTTAGTATGAGAAATAGAAAATACACATTCTGGTTTCATTACAATAAACCCTATTCAATGAAACATGGGACTGATAAATGGTCAGTCCACTATAGAGGCACATGTCATATCGTCGATAAGATTATATGTAATGTGCCTACTTTTAGTAAAAATAACAAAACTCAACCACGGGTGGTGATGAAAGGTTATGCAGGGAACGTGGAAATAAATGATGGAGTGTTAACGATATCATGAAAAAATACATCGTCCAATCTGGAAAACAATTCAATTTTAATTTCCACAATGCCGAATCTATCGTGTCGAAAACTGCGGCAGAAGGGGATATTGTAGAATGTGAGAGAAATCAAGTATATGTCACTATAGACGATGTTCGCATCCATACTACGAACTATGCATGGATCGTATCTAAGGCAGTTACAGATGGAATTCTGACTGAAGTGTAAATATATTAATGAGTTCGTTTACGAGTGCATTAATAGTTAAAAAGACAACGAAAAGAGAATGGGAAGTTGTAAATGACTTCACCTATGAAGTTGGTAGCCTCGGAAGTGGTGAAAAAATCACCGTTCCGCAAGGGTTTAAAACCGACTTAGCATCAATCCCTAGAATATTCTGGTCGCTTCTTCCTCCTGATGGGGACTATTCACAAGCATGTGTTCTACACGATTGGATGTGTGTCCAGAAAGGGCAAGTAGAAAAATACTACGACTATAAAAAGACCTCGGATATATTCTTAGAGGCAATGGAAGTCTTAAAAGTGACTAAAGTTACTAGACAAATTCTATATAGGGGTGTTCTATGGTTCGGCCCTCGTTTTTAATTTGCAATATATGCGATTTATTGATAAATTAGTATATGTCAAAGACGCAAAATATTAAAATCATGGGTCATGTTACCCAGATTCATGTTAATGCCCAATTCAGCGTAAAAGTCGAAAAAATCGATAAACCTCTAATATGCTACCTTGCAGGTAAAATATCTCGCGGCCAATCCAAACCCACAGTAGGGGATAGAGTCGAATTAGAGATATACCCGCAGGATTATACTAAAGGACGAATCATACGTGTTCTTAAATAAATAAAGTAATGACGTTAAAAAACTTTATTATACAAGAGAGGGCATATTTCTCAGACCTCTCCACCTTCTCCGAAGAAATCATTTCTCAACTAACCGAGAAGATTAAAAATAAGAAGAATATTAGATCAGGCGATTCGTTCGTCGTAGAATTAGGCGATAATCATGATCTTGAAATTAAATTCTATAAAGAATATTCGCGCAGAGCAAGGGCATTCATCAATGAAAACCCTGAAGTGGAGGAAGGTGTTCAGGCACTTTATTTCGATAATACTACTGATAAAGCCGATGGGACCATAGAAATCTACCTGAACCATGCAAAGACATACTACTATAAAGATGTCGATTCGATTGCTATTGTGAACAGCCGCCTACCGAAGTTCATTAAAGAAATTCTTCGCCATGAAATAACCCATGCATACGAATCAAATGTAATGGGATTCAACGAAATTCGTCCTAAACGCGAAGAGAATCCGACATATGATGATTATGTTAATTCGGACGAAGAGGTAAATGCGAAATTCAACGAACTGATCGCATCTGTGATCTCAGGTGATAATCTCGTGAAATACTATATTGCTGCGGGGGATGCTAATGCTGCTATGAGAGCATTAGTTATGAAAATCAAACATGAACCCTCTATCGTCGATCTATCCGATGAAAATAAGAAGTGGATTCTCAAAACTGCATACACAACTATTCAAGATGAAATCGATAAGACTTTCATCGAACCATAAAACGAAAAAAGGCCACTCTTATTAGAAGTGGCCTTTTTTTATTGTTTATTTAATTGTTATCGGCTCGGAACTGCAATACCGCATGATTGCGCTGATTTACCGGAGTTAGCCTCTAAGGATTGATATACATTATCAATTTCCATTGCTTGCCTGTTTGATGCATCAATCGATCCTGTATCGGAAAGATTTAATGGACGCCAATACTGATATTGGAGAGCAACACTAAAGTTGGTAACTTCGATTGCAGTTTGGTCATAACTAATTTCGCCGACTGATTGCGGATAGACACCGATAAGACGATATCCTTTAATACCTTCGCACCCTGGAGTGAATACTGCAATATCTAAGCTAGAAGTATCGCACGGAAATTGAAATGCACCACACATCGATTGCTCGTTCATAGTCTCGAAAGACCAACGTTCGAAGCTATCACGGAGGAAATAATCGCCTGGAGTTCTAAATGAAACGGTCCAAGGATTAGGTTCGTATGAAGTCTGTCCAGGGATTTTAAAATTAAAACCTCCGACTGGAACGTCGATATTGGTAATGTTTTTACCAGGGACAACCAAGGTTGTTGCATAGTAATGACCACCATTATCGATCAAATCTCTTCTAACATAGGATGGGACACCAGGGCCGACATCCAATATACGGATTTGATTTTGACGAGAAAAATCGTGTCTTTGAAAGACTTGCTTTGCTATAGAGAGAGAACCTAATGACATATGAATTATTTATCATATGGATCAGATTTTCCTATAAAATAAATTTACAAGCTATTCTACAATGAAAGTGACTTCTTCGATGTCATGTGCTTCTGCAACAGATGAGTCTAATGAATACTTCATAGGAATAGCCCCTTTACTGTGTAGGTATTGCTCAATGTCTCCAGAAACCGTCTGAGTATAGTTAAGAATTGCACTATATGGGATATCACGCTCTTGTATCTCCTCTTTATATGAGGTTTCTCCGAGGTTGATAAATTTTAACCCATTACAGAAGGCGAACCATGTCGATAGTTCGGCAGAACTCATTTCAGATGCGGATTTTAACGAGTTATCTTTATTAGATAATTTCAATTCGGTTTTTGGTATTTTCATATGGTTTTATTGTTATTGATCCTACGTGTGGAATTTTATGTAATTTGAGCGTGTGAAATTCTGGAAGATTGTTGTTCAGTTGCCGTGCAACGAATTCAACATTCGATTCTTCGATACCACTGTCTTTAGTGTGGAACAATACCATTGATCTCATCGAATTAAATTCTTGATTTCCTTTGGAAGACTTATTGAATAATTCAAATGCAACCTTTATATGGCGTGATAACTCTTGAAGTATTTCACCATGACGATACCAGAACTTGATAGGATTCGTTCTCATCAATATCTCACAGTCCTTACACATGAATTCCTTTGCGATCTTTTCCTCAGAACCCCAATAGTCGAAATACGACTGATATTGGTCAGGATTTAAAATTTTCGATTCAGAGCAATATGCACATTCAACCGTCCGGTTCGTCCTAGGAAGCCTCTCCCTCTCTTCGGTTAAGACTTTCTTCTTAACGCTGGAGGTTTTCTCTGGGACTTCTTTGCTCGAAGCTTTGGGTTTTTTGCTCGAAAAATCGGGCATTTCTATTTCTTGTATATTTTCCATAAAATTTGTGATCGGTTATATGAGTGCCGATATCATACCCAAAAGATACACCCTAAACGAAGTGTTGTCAATGCTTTCTTTTGATACCGATTTAATATCAATATCTTTTAGTTTATTTTCAATTCGGATTAAGTCTGAATCGCTATATGTGTTTCGAAGACTCTGCAAAAAGAATCGGGTAAAAATATACCATATATGTTCACTGGACATATTATTATTCGTGGTTTTTGCGGCCAATTGCGCTTGTTGAAATTTTGTAAAATCTTCTGGAGTTAAAGATGCACTAAATTTATGTATGGCATCCAGAAATTCACCGATATCGATCTTTTCCCGTTGGGTCGAGGGTTCGGCTTTTATGGTCGCATCTTGGCGGGTATAATAGATATCCGACAGAGGTCGTTCAAAATCATATTCAAATCTACTCATATATTACATCGGTATGTTTATAGATTCTGGTGATGTGATAGCGGCAGTCATAAATGTGACATAAATCGCATTTACCTTTTTACACTGCTCGCATTTATATTCTAATTTATCTAAATCGACTGTCTGCACCTCTTTATGTCCACAATACTGACAGACAGTATCGATGGCATATTGTTTATACGGCTTACTATTATACTCCTCCAATTTACGTTTTATAATTAGAGTATCACGAACATATTGCAAACCATAATCTCCGAGAAATATCAAAACCACATAGGTTAAAACCCATAATGGGAATGATACTATGGGAAAAATTAAAGCTGTCGGCCATGCAAGAAGACATGATGTTATCCCTAGAAGGAATAAGGCTTTTATAATGATCAGTATTTTCTTCGATGTTTTCATTTAGAATCTGCTTCTTTAACGATTTTGGTTATTCCACTCTTATTGAACATGCCGCAGTTACCGCAACGCCAATCGCATTTCATAACTTGACGGCCTGATGCTTCCTTAACTAGATATTCACGGCCAGGGATCGTTGTGCTACATTTTCTACAGGGGATTGAGGTTCTTTGTAATAGATACATATGCACATATTTAGTTCGGAGGAAGCCTCTAGACAAGAAATTCATTACATGGAAACACTATAAAGAACATCATCCCACGAAAATTCTTCCTTATTTTTATCGAATATATTCTTCCATGAACCGATTTCCCTTGCTAGATTATTAAAACCGTATTTCGTAAAAAGCCCCATAAGCTTCTCGGCATCATACCTTTTACTTAAATTTTCTTCCCACTGTTTATCATAATGAAAATATTCGTCGGGTCTGCTGTTCACCGATTCGGCCAAATTCATAACCTTAAAATTCCTCTCGATTATAGATTTTTGTTCTTCGGTTAATTCAGGATTTACGGTTTCCCCTCTATATAACTGCATGGCTAGATTTTGAGCCTTTACAGGGCCATATCGAAATAACCCTGGAATATTGTCCGACTTATCTCCTAGAATAGCTTTATAAAACAAGAAAGCTTCAGGATCAACTTCACCATATTGTTTAAAATTCTCCAAGGTGACTAGTGCTTGAATAGTAGGCAGTAATTGATGAGTAGACTCATTCACCAATTGTAGAAGGTCGCGATCAGATGAGACTATTAGTGAACTCTCCGACTTATCGGCAATATATTTAATGACATCATCTGCCTCCAAATCATAGGGGAATAATGTTCGAATACCCAATGCATCGCAAAAATCGACGATAAGCTGCATATATGATAGGACATTCTTCTTATCATCTGTATCGACACGGTTCTCCTTATATTCAGGGACGATCTCACGACGAAAATTCACAAAATCAGGATTTAATCGTCTATCCCAAGTGAAATATATTTGCTCTGACGGAAATCTATCCGCCAGCGATTTGAGCATAACCATTGCTTGATATAGAGGGCGAGTGTCTAGTCCGTCTACATCTCTAGGTTGTCTATTGGTTTTCGCATAGAAACTGCGAAATAGGAAATTATTACCATCGATTATTAAATTATGATATTGCATCCTTCATCATACACCATTTTTAACGCTATGCAAGTTATTATTATATTGTTTCTTAAATGAGGTCAATACAAATTTTGGCAATTTCTCGATCTCAGATATCACTTTACGTTCTATCATACTCTCAAAATCAGCCACAGAACAGTTAAAATTTTCATTCCCGTCTGTCAGTAGGCGAATTCCAGATACTACATCGTCTTCTTCATTTATTACCACGAACGCTATTCCATGTTCTTGAAACAAATTCGTTTTATTATTCGCAAATTTGAGAAGATTTGCATCTGGGGTGAAGGCGAAAATTCGTCCTTTGAATTTTTTCGGCATAAAAAACATATTCTATATCTTATCATATGCCGATAAACGATTCAAGTTTGCATTTATAGATGGAAATATTAAATAGAAAGTATGGTATTAGGATCAGCAAAAACACAAGTTGTCGTCGGAAGTCAGGTATTTTACGTTCCGTCCGATAAAATTCAAGAAGTATATTCATTATTATCCAGACTGCAAAGTCTTGCAGTTAACGAAAACACTGTTAACGGAGTTCCGCCACAATACAACGGTTTAAGTATTATCAGAGGATGATTATTATTCCCATTTTGGCAATATTCTTGATTTATTACGGAATCAGAAACGTGCAGTGTGACATTTATTGAAAATTCCTCTTGCATATAACCCCATTTCATGGTAGTATGTTGGGATGGAGAATATTGACCACATTGTATTTCAGAGACTCAAATCTCATCCAGATTTTCAAAAAACCGAAACCGTATGGCTTTCCGTATACCGTAAACACCAATGTTACGGTGGGTGCGAAGAAGGCGGTTGGTGGTATGATGTATATGAATTAGAGGGTTCTATCCCATTCCTTTCGGAGCAGGATGCATTGGATGTTCTTCAGGTGGCTAAAGATGAAATTGAGGATATCAATAAATTAGAAGCACCTTATCGTCATAGCTCTATGGCAAATCTTCCAGATGAGGAAACCGCATACCATGATGAGGGTTATATACCCGTAGGATGGGATGATGGCGGTAAACTTCTAGTAACCGTCGAAAAAGTCAAAGGCGAACTTGATAACACAAAAGAAGGGCGACCACATTACGAATAAAATATGAATATAGAAACCATTGCATGGCCATTCAAATATGCGCCAAAAACTATCGACGACATAATTCTTTCGGATAAAAACCGAGAATATTTTAATAATCTAAAAGATATTCCCAACAATTATCTTTTTGTTGGATTGCCAGGTGCAGGAAAGACTACATTGGCTAAGATACTAGCCAAAAAATTCGCTCCGACTTCTTATCTCTTCCTTAATGCCTCCGACGAATCGGGTATTGAAACCGTTAGAACGAAGATCAAGGACTTCATCGAAACGATGTCCTTGGATGGGGCACAGAAAATAGTCATTCTCGATGAGTGTGATGGTTTTTCACCACAAGCACAAGATGCCTTACGTTTCCTCATGGAAGAATTCTTAGATGATGTGAAATTCATTCTTACTGGAAACCATAAGAATAAGATAAGGGAAGCACTGCAAAGTCGTTGCATCATGTTCGATTTCGCAGTCGATATCAAGGCAGTATTCCAAAGAGTCTTGTCTATATGTGCATCAGAGAACATATCTCTTGATATTGAACAGAAGAAGAATCTGGCTCAGATTGTTAAAATGTGTCATCCTGACATTAGGAAAACAATCAATCATGTTCAACGATGCTGTCAAAGTGGGGAATTCGTTTACAATAAAAACGAACCCGAGATCGTATCGAAAGAGATTTTCACTATGTTGAAGGAGAAAACGCCTGTGTGGGATATTAGAAAATATACTATTTCGAATGAAGGTAACTTCAGCAATGACTATCTTCTTTTAATGAGGAATCTTTTTGACCTCTTCGTTGAAGATAAAAATGTCTCTGCTGTCATGTATATTGTTGACAGCATCTATAAACATGCTATAGTATCTGATCCAGAAATAAATTTCATGGGGCTTCTTATCAATCTTTCAAAATGAAAAATCCAGTCGAATACGATTCACTATTAGATATTGTTATTGCCGTCGATTTCGACGGGACATGTGTTACACATGAATACCCGAAAGTTGGTAGGGATATAGGAGCAGAATCCGTTCTTAAACGAATGGTGAATGAGGGGGCAAAGCTCATACTTTGGACAATGCGAAGCGGTGATACGTTACAAGATGCAGTGAATTGGTTCGCTGAGCGGGAAATACCTCTTTTCGGCATTCAAAGAAATCCCACTCAGGACTCTTGGACTACTAGCCCGAAAGCATATGCGAAAATATACATTGATGATGCTGCTTTAGGTGCCCCATTATGTAAAGGATTGACCGGAGAGCGTCCTTTCGTGGATTGGAAAGCGGTATCCGCGTACTTCTGGGGAGACGAAATCTGACTTATGAAAAATCCGATACTTAATAAACTACACAATATCCTCGAATACTACTATCGAGCAAGACAAGTGGGTCACACTAAACTGATCCTTAATGCCGCAGACTGTATTAAAAATGCAGATGCAACTGTCGTGATCGCACAGCATATTGATAGAGAGGCATTGGATATCCCAAAAGACGTTAAAACGGTTACAATAGACGAATTCAACACTAGAATGCTGGGCGTTTATTCCCCGATTATATTTGACAACCATGCAATCGTTTCACTATTAGGTGAAAGCGTTCGCGAGATAAGACAACAACAGCGGAGAGCAGAACTTGCCGAGCATCAATTGAAAAAAATATCAGAGATGGCGGCAGTGTATTTCTCGGTTAAAGATGACTATCTTCGAGATAGAACGGAATCATAGAACAGATGAAACTATATAAGTATACATATTCATCGTGCTGTCATGCAAATGAGGACGAAACATTTGATAAGTTTAGCACCCCAATAATCAAATTACACTGTATCGACTATGATGTAATATCAGAAACCCCTCATTTCTGGAATATAGGAGGTAAAAGAGTATCAAAAAAAGCCAAAAACCCATATGCATCTCCTACACCTGAAGAGGCATTTAAAGTTTTTACCCGCAAAAAACTCAACCAACTTGAGATACTTGAATATCAAGTGAAAACTATAAAAACTGTATTGTTGAAAATAACTCATAAAATAGATCAAGATAATGAAGCGAGAAATAAAATTTAGAATCTGGGATGACCGATTAAAAACAATGTCATATTTCGATGTGTTCAACACCTTCGGAAGAATTCCTGACGACTGTAAGGATAATCTCCAACAATTTACTGGTATGCAGGATAAAAAGGGGATCGATGTGTATGAGGGAGATATAGTTCTCGGGGATCATGACGGAGGAACGGGTGAAGCGACATTAGAACCGATAACCTTCTCATATGGTTGTTTCCATATAGGTTTCTGCGATCCTCTATATGATAATGTTTATTCGGCATCACCAACCACGCTCGATGCATATACGGTCGTTGGAAACATTTTCGAAACCCCCGAACTTATGAAAGACTATATATCGTGATAAATGCTAACGAAAATCTGAAAATTCTTATGCGAAAGAACGGTTTCGAGGTTCACGACGAACTCTTCGATTTCGCAGATATCGTGATTAAAAACTGTATCAATATCATCAGAAAAGAAGAATCACCATCCGATGCCATCGATATGATAAAAAGTCATTTCGGAATTAAATATAATGTATAAATCGATCAGAT